TCTGCTACAGCCTTGTCGTCAGGGCAATAAAAGCCCCAGGTTCCCGCCATGCGGTATTCCGCAGACACGGGGTGGCGGTCAAGCAGTCGATCGGCAAGGACACGTTGCTAAAGGTCATTGCGATGGCTTTCCCCGGCCTACCTATGAAATGGCATGAGCAAGACGGGTATTTTAGCTTAGGCAATGGGTCTGAGATCTGGCTTGCTGGTTTGGACGATAAAGACCGCGTGGATAAGGTGCTAGGTCGAGAATTCGCGACGCTATATTTTAACGAGGCGTCGGAGATACCGCTGACAAGCTACATGGTGGCGCTGACCCGACTTGCGCAACAGGTCAGGCAGACGGACGGGCGCATGTTGCCGCTAAAGTGCTATGTTGACCTGAACCCGACCACATCGGCGCATTGGACCTATCAGATTTGGATTACGGGCGTTCACCCTGACGGCGGGAAGGCAATAGAGGGCCACGCGGAAAACTATGCTCATATCGTGGTCAATCCATCCGACAATTCAGAAAATCTTTCTGCGGATTACCTTCGGGATCTTGCTGCCATGCCGGAGAGGCAACGGAAAAGGTTCTTTGACGGGCAGTTTACGGCGGATGATGATAACGCGCTATGGCGGCGGGCATGGATTAAAGTCGATGATCCTGGGGAGTTGGGCCGCATTGTGGTCGCGGTCGATCCGGCAACGACAAACACAGTGGGCAGCGATGAAACTGGCTTGATCGTCTGCGCCATTGGCAAGGATGGCCGGGGGTATGTTTTGGCGGATGAAAGCGGGAAATTCCGACCGGAGGAATGGGCCCGGCGGGCGATCAGCCTTTTCGATACGTATCAAGCAGACGCTATCGTCGCCGAGGTTAATCAGGGCGGGGATATGGTCGAGGCAGTCATTCGCGCCGAAAGCCGGGGCAGGACGGTGCCAGTTAGAAAGGTGACTGCTACGCGATCAAAGCACATTCGGGCCGAGCCTGTGGCGGCGCTATACGAGCAGGGCAAGGTTCGCCATGCCGCCGAATTCCCGCAGCTGGTCGATCAGCTTTGTGCGTTCACGATTGGATTTGATCGCGGTGCGCAGGGCTATTCGCCAGACCGCGTCGACGCGCTTGTCTGGGGCATGACTGATCTATTCCCGCAGATGGTTCGCAAGGATGCACCGAAGTCGGTGGTGGTTCTGCCGACGGCAAGGCCGATGGCGAGGCGATAGCTTGTAATGTTATCACAAATCGGATATGGTGGGCGTATCCGGGGGAAATGTGGTCACATGGCGCGCAAAACCAAAGCAGACACGTTGGCCGCAATCCACGAAGAGGCGCTGACCCGCTTCAGCGATTTGCAGTCCGTCACCCAGTCCGAGCGCACCCAGTGCGTTGAGGATCGTCGGTTTGTCAGTATCCCGGGCGCGCAATGGGAAGGCCCGTGGGGCGATCAATTCGAAAACAAGCCGCGACCAGAGGTGAATAAGGTCCAGCTTTCTGTCATCAGGATTATCAACGAGTATCGCAACAACCGCATCGACGTTGAATTCATCCCAAAGGACGGCGACGCGGGCGACGCGACTGCGGATGCCTGTGCCGACCTATACCGTGCCGACTGCGAAGACAGTTGCGCAGATGAGGCATACGACAACGCATTCGAAGAGGCTGTTTGGGGTGGCTTCGGGGCGTTCCGTTTGCGCAACGAATACGAAGACGAACATGACCCTGATAACGATCGGCAGCGTGTTCGGATTGACCCGATCTTTGACGCCGACAGCACAGTTTTCTTTGACCTAAACGCGCAAAAGCAGGACAAGTCGGATGCAAAGTTTTGCTTCCTTCTAACGCCAATGACGCGCGCCGCTTACATCGATCAATACGATGATGATCCTTCAGCATGGCCGCGCAATAGCCATGCCACGTCATTCGATTGGGTGCAGGCTGATTATGTCTATCTGGCAGAATATTACCGCGTCGAAGAAAAGCGCGAGACATGGCTGACGTTTGTTGATGTCGCGGGCGTTGAGGCTAAAATACGCGAGGTCGATCTGACCGATGATAAGCTTGACGAGCTGGCATCCGTCGGGGCGGCCGAGGTCGCGCGCAGGTCAATCAAGACGCGCAAGGTTAGAAAATACGTTATGAGCGGCGGCAAGGTGCTGTCGGATGATGGCTATATTGCGGGCAAGTGCATCCCGGTCATTCCGGTATACGGTAAGCGCTGGTATGTCGACGGCATCGAGCGATACTCCGGCCACGTGCGCTTGCAGAAGGATGCGCAACGGCTGCTGAACATGCAGCTTTCGCGGCTGGCCGAGATCGGCAGCAAGTCCAGCACAGCCAAGCCTATATTCACCCCAGAGCAGATTTCCGGCCACGAATATCTGTGGTCTGAGGATGGCGTCCAGGACTACCCGTTCTTGTTGATTAATGCGCTAACGGATACCGCTGGAAACCCGGTGCTATCCGGCCCTGTTGGCGAAACCCGTCCCCCTGAAATACCGCCCGCTCTGGCCGCGCTGCTACAATTCACCGATCAAGCCTTGGTCGACCTGTCCGGCAATCAGCAGGCCGGGGAGGAAATGCAACAGAATATGAGCGGCAAGGCGGTCGAGCTGATCCAGTCCCGCCTGGACATGCAGTCGTTTATCTACATGTCTAACTTTGCCAAGGCCGTTCGCCGCGCCGGGGAGGTCTGGCTTTCGATGGCCGCTGATGTTTACGTCGAGCCGTCGCGCAAGATGAAAGGCGTCCGTGCTGATGGGGCCAAGACCACGGTTGAAATCAATAAGCCTGTGATGGATTTGGACACGGGCGAAAGCTATTCAGAGGTTGATCTGTCGGATGCGAAATATGACGTTGCCGTTGATGTTGGCCCCGCGTCGTCGTCGCGCCGTGCCGCCGTTGTCCGCGCGCTGACGGGCATGATGGGTCTGACCGCAGACCCGGAGACGCAAGCAGTGCTTGGGGCTTATGCGTTGATGAATATGGAAGGCGAGGGTCTCAAGGACTTGCGCGACTGGAACCGCAAGAAACTTGTCAAGATGGGCGTCGTTGAGCCTACTAAGGACGAGGCCAAGCAAATGCAGGAGGCGGCGCAGAACGTGCAGCCAGATCCTAATGCACAGCTTGCCGCGTCCCTCGCCAATGAGGCTGACGCCAAGGCTATGAAGGCCCAAGCAGATACACAATATGCGATTGCCAAGACCCAAGAGGCTAAGGCAAACGCACTCGAAACACTGGCCGGAATTGACAACGCGCGGCAAGAGCAGGTGCTCAAGACCGCAGACACGTTGAACCGTATAACCAGTGCAGCGCAGCCGCCCGGCGTTATGGGTGAGATGAGGTGACAATGCTTGACCAATTTGACGACCCAAAGGACGACTTGGAACTGGAAACCCCGGAGCCGGAAAATGATGGCGCTGCAACGGATGGCCTAGCGCCTGATGGCGACGCAGATCAAACCGAGGCCGAAGGCGACGGCGAAATGGTTGTTAGCTTTGGCGATGATGAACCCGAACAGCCCCCCGAAGCCGCAGAATGGGTCACGGCGCTGCGCAAGCAGAACCGCGAGCTAAAGGCCAAGGTCAAGGAATTGGAAGTCGTTGCGCAGCCAAAGCGTGATGCGCAAATGCCAAAACCGACACTGGAAGCCTGCGACTATGACGCGGACAAATTCGAGACTGAGTTGCTGGCATGGAACGCACAAAAGGCAGAAGCCGGACGTGCGGAAACCGAGGCAAGGCAGGCTTGGGAAGCACGGCTGAAAACGTATTCCGAGCAGAAGCAGGCTCTGCGAGTGCAGGACTTTGACGATGTAGAGGATACCGTTCGGGAAATCATGAGCGTAACGCAGCAGGGGATTATCCTACAAGCCGCAGATGATCCTGCGCGCCTTGTGTATGCGTTGGGTTTAAGCCCAAGCAAGGCCAAAGAACTTGCAGGAGAAAAAGATCCTGTCCGTTTTGCGGCAAAGGTTGCCAAAATGGAGATGCAATTGAAGGTCACCACCCGAAAACCCGCCGCCGCACCAGATCGCAAGCCCGTAGGGGCTGGAGCGACACCTGCGGCATTGCAGCCGCGCTTGGACAAGTTGAAGGCGGAAGCCCATGCGTCCGGCGATTGGACAAAATACTTCGCTGAAAAGCGAAATACACAAGGATAAACAAAGATGGCAAACTCTGCCCTCAAGACTATTGAAATCATGTGGGAAACGTTCGTCGAGAAATTCGACTCGATGTGCGTCCTTTCCAAAATGGTTGACAAGGAAACCATTGCGCCGCAGGAGTCCGCGCGCGCGGGCGACGTGCTATATGTCCGCCAGAACTACCACGCCTCGACCGTTTCGGGTTTGGACATCTCCGGCGAAAGTGACATGGATGTTATCAGTCGCGCTGTTCCGATGTCATTCAGTGACCCGCAAAACGTCAAGTATTCGATGGATGCGAAGGAAATGCGCGACGAAAGCGTGATGACCAAGCAGGGCGAGGCGGCAGCGCAGCGCTTGGCGGCGGTTATTGATACCACGCTTTACAATCGCGCAGTTGACCGGGCGACCATTGTGCAGCTGGCTTCTGGTGCATTTTCCTGGAACCTTGGGCAATCGGCTGAAACCGCACTAATTCAGCGCGGCATCACAGCCAGCCAGGCGCGGATGCTTATGAACGCAACCGACTATCAGGCAGTTGCGGCGGATCTTGGCGGCAAGGCGTATATCGGCGACTGGTCCAAGGGTGCCTATGAGCGTTCGCAAGTTCCGGGCATTGCGAACTTCCAGACGTTCCGCACCGACAACCTGAAAAACGTTGCTATTAAAGGCACCGTAACG